ACCCAAGTGTCACCGTTTCTTGCAGTATAAAGGTCTGCGGCTCCACCATTGTGATGTGATATGTTGTCTTCGGCTATGCCATTGATCGTTGCTATAGTTGCCATTATAAATATTCTCCTTATGCTAGCGTCACATAGTCAGATGAAGGAGCAAAAAAGATAATGTCAGCAGTTACTGCATATCCAACCGTTCTTACAATATCCCCACTGCCTGTTGGTTTTGTAGCTGTCATAGCTCCAAGCGTTCCACTGATATAGAGTGGTACACCCGGTGTCCAAGTCCATGTATCATCTCGAACAAAACTTCCAGATAGAGCTACTGCCATAGCTTGCGTGTCAGTCTTCGCTTCTAGAGCAATACCCAACAAATTTATACTTGTGCCTGAAGCATCAGCATCAGCTTCCAGCCACTTGCTGGCACTTCCAAGATAAACTAAGTCCATAACTGCTGAACTATATCCCGATGCTAAAGTATTTGTTTGTGGGCCAACTGCCGTATGATCCGCTCCCGGTGTAGCATCGAGCGAGAAGGCTCCTATAGTTTTATTAGTTAATGTTTCAGTACTAGAGGCTGTGATTGCATTAGAAACTAAAGTCCCATCACTCACGGCTGTATTTAACTGAGCTAATGTCGAGGTCAATGTATTATTAGCTAGGTTAATGGATTTATTTGTAAGCGTATCAGATGTTGCTGCACCAATACCACCAATGTTAGTCAAAGCCGTTGCCGCAGTCCCGATATCGGATAAATTACTAGCAGCAATCAAATCTCCGGCAGGGAAACCACCTGCTGTAGAACCGTCATGCACTACCAATACATCTTTATCTGTGTCCACAGTTACTTCTCTAAGCGCGCCAGTAAAACTGGAGTGTTCAGCAGTCGTGCCACCTCTTAGTTGTAATTTTTTTGCCATTAACTTAGACCTCCAAAATCCATTTGTAAATTAGTACCACTTAGTGTGCCACAATTCGTAAAGTTATTATTTTGACCATCTAGCGCACCACCTAACTGGGGTGATGTGTCCGATACTACATCTGAAATTCCCGGCGCGAGTGCGGCGAAAATAGAACCCGTGTAGTACTTAAGCACGTTAGCTGTGCTGTCATACCAAAGATCACCTTCTGTTGGTGAGCCGGGAGCCGAAGATGCAATCGTATATTCGTTTGCATATCTATTAACATCAGCTATTGAGGTAGCTACAGTACTCATGGCAGTTACGTTGCCTGAGGTTCCTAGTACATTCATATCCGAAACTACGTCTGCTGTACCTAATGTATTTAAGTCAGCAACTACGTCTGCTGTGCCAAGAGTATTTAGGTCACTTACTACGTCTGCTGTGGCGAGTATATCTAGGTCAGTTACTACAGCGGCTGTACCTAAGAGTGCCATATCAGCGATTACTGCGGCTGCTGCTAGTGTGTTTATGTTAGCTATTGCATCTGCAACGGTAGTAATGTCTCCACTACCACTTGAAGTAGTAAGAGCATCAGCTACCGAGCCTAGATCTTCGCTATAGACAACATCACCAGCAACGATATTAATATTAGCTATATTAGTAGCTACAATATTGGTATCGCCTTCTTTTGGGACTATCTTATGGTATCCATATGTATTTAGAGTAGAAGTACTAATCACCTGCATACCCAGACCATCAGCTATAGTAGTACTCTGATAAGTAGAAGGAATACCAGTAATAGTTACAGTAGTTCCACCTACAGTTCTACCAGTAGTAGACTGGCCTGCACCATCAACTACAACTCCTCCTACATTTGCTATAGACACTACAGTACCAGCACCATCATCAGGATCTGGGTGTGCATTCGGGAAGGTAACTTCAGTTGCAATAGCTACAAAACCACCTACAGCATTAACAATGGCTACAATGTCATCTCTGACCGCTTTAGATGTAGGTATGGCTTCATCAGAGCTAGATAGAGTAGTCTGCAATGTCACTTCTTCAAATGCACCTGACCCACCTGTAACTCGTCCTAATATCTTATTAGTTGCGCTTGCAGATACTATCTTTGCAAACGTAATATTAGCATCTAATACTTTTGCAGTAGTAACCGCATCATCAGCAATCTTAGCAGTCGTTACATTTACATCTGCTATCTTAGCTGTGGTTATGTTTAAGTCTGCAATATGAATTGTATCTATACTACCATTTACATATTGACTTGAGTCGATATTACCAAGCTGAGTCTGTATATTAGACGTTACCCCCACCAGATAATTTAACTCAGCCGGGGTAGAACTTACGATAGCGTTAATGTTAGGGAAATCCCGCAATAGAACATCTTTAATATTGCGTATATGGTCATCACCTTCACTACGTGAATCCGTCAGTACAGGATTACTAGCAACTAAATCACTTATATGTGTAACACTTTCTAATGCCATTTAATTATCCTATGCGACAACTGGGCCAGTAGACAGTCCACCCTGACCTACTACATACCAGACAGAATTAGTAAAAAGCAAATGCACTGAATCGCCAGCATCTGCAAAGGTAATGTTAGTATACCCACCACCGCTAGTCGGAGTTAACGTGCCATCTCCACCATCCGTAATCAGAATAATAAAGAGATGCTGCCCCTCAACTCCATCAGCTAAAGTACCCGCATCAGCTCCTGTGGTTGCCCACTCTACGATTGAATCCGTCAATGGCAATGCACCCGCCCCGGTCAGAGCAGCCGTTCCAGAGGTAATAAATCCGCCCTGAACGTCCACCTTACCTGTGCCGTTTGGAACTAGAAGTAGGTTACCATTAGCATTTGTACTAGAGATTGTATTTGCATCTATTGTAATATTGTCTACTACCCATTGATTGACCTGACTAGATGAACCCACAATAACCGCTTTAGAAGCAGTAACTGTTCCGCCTGTCACACCCGTAATATTAGACAATTCTGCTTGTGTTGCAGTACAGCCAGTAGTCGATGTGACAAAATTAGGAAAATCGGTCTTTAATGCAACCTTAATGTTCCTTAGATGATCATCCCCAGCACCCACTTCATCGGTCACAAGAGGATTGGTACTCACTAAATCTGATATGTTTAAAACTGTTTCCAAGCCCATTTAAACCGCTCCCCACGAAAATTTGAATATTGAGATCGAATCCCACGTGCCAACAACGTCTGCCCAGCTAGCACTGTAGTCTATAGACCATTGTGTTTTCTTAGATCCCCATGTACCTGTTTCAGCCGCCCAAGTGTTAGTGGATTGCGACCAATACTGCGTTTGAGATACATGAGTCCAAGTAGTCTTACCACCCATGATGCTCTCCAGTAATGTGTAAAGCTCCACCAGAATGCCTGTCACGCTGATCTGAAGTCTGTGCAGCTTCAATAGCCTTACCAAACATTAAGCCCCATTTCTGAGATTCAGCATCATCTCTTAAGTACGTCCATAGCTCAATTAAGGAGCCATATAGGTATATATCAGGGTTTTCTTCTAATAGAAGATTAGATTCATTTGAAGCACTGAGAGCGGTAGGAGCCTTGTAATAAAGAATTTCTAGTGTGTAAGCAGCGCTTGGAGTAGGTACAATTCTTATTTCATTAGATACAATTGTGTAGTATCTAGGAAAGCCAGATCCACCCGCAAACTTCCTACCATTAGTAACATCCAACGCTTCAGGTGTTTGATACTCAAGATCAGCCGGTACTCCACCTTCTCCATCAACTAGCTTAAAATGTCTAGCTTGCTTGTAGCCGGGTGGCAATGCGTAGTAATCCTGCCCACCTACTGTAGACATTTGCGATCTAAATTCTAATGCCCTAATACGCAATTCACGCCCAATACGAGCTTCTGCTAAAGCAATGAAATCAGGGATACGTGCCGTTAAGTCAGTACGATCAGCCCAATCTGCTAGAGCTGCTGTTAAGTCTGTATAGCTAGTTAAGGCCATTTAAACTACTCCTGCTGATGTTCGCCACATGTTGTTGTCTTGATCATTGAGCCATTTTTTCATGTACTTCTTGTCTTTCCATTGCCCAGTACGCATCAATTGATCTACTATAATATTTGGTATTGTAGCAACCTTACGGAAGCTATCATTCCTCTGAAACTTGCTATTAAACCTTACACAAGACTCATTGTATTCACGCCTATTGCCAATTGCAATCTCATCTACCTTCTGTTTAGACTCAACAAAGATACGATTCTCATCTGTCCAAGCTTCTGTCTTAACTTGGTTAAATCCCCAATCTGCGCTAAAAGGTACTTTCTTCTCTGCCATAAATCCTTTCAAAATCACCGGGGGCCGAAGCCCCCAGATCATTGATCTCTTAGATAAGAGAAATTGTAAGATCAGCTACTTTTCCTGAAGCTGCTTCATTACGTGCTTCCAGTGCATACTCAACAAGCATCAATCGCTTCTCAGCATCACCAGTTTTAGCAAGCTCAAACACTTTGAAAGGTCTGAGGTATGCCACAGCCCACATATCCGTTTGGAGGACTGAAACAGTACGGTCACGACTAAAACGTGAAGGCACAACTTTCAACTCACCAAAATCAGAAACATACATATCAGAAGCACCAACAATAGTAGCTGGGCCATTCTCTGCTCCACGATACAAAGTCGCGATACCAGCGAACTGAGATGAAATGTTCTGCTTATTAACTGGGCCACAGAGAATTATATCCGGATCTCCACCACCTGTCCATGCTGCTTGAATCTGCGCTCTAACCAAGTCTTCAGTCAAATTACGCTGCGTACCATCAGTAACATCAGTGGTAGGAGTCGTAGGAGTAGCGCCAGAGCCATTATGACCCGCATTACTACTAATCCAGTTCTCCAAGCCACGTGTCTCAGCAGCAGTTCCAGAAGAAGCAACACCCTCACCAGCAGTACCGGTAGAGAGTACAAATTCAACGTCACGCTTCAATTCTTTACCTTTTTTAGCAATCTGATAAGCCAACTCAGATTTACGCCCAGCTTTAAGCAACGCTTCTGTCGTACCAGCAATTACAACAGACTTGTTAGAGATCTGTGTAAAATTGGAAATACGTGAAGATGCACCCACAGCATCAATAGCGTTAGTAGTCGTAGTATCAAAGTTATGACCCTGATCTACGGCGTTAGCAGCAGCAGTAGCCAATGAATCGGTCTGCCACTCATGTCGAGTAGAGGTCGCTTTGGTCTTACCAATGTTACTAATAAAAGGTGTTTCAGTCGGACTAATGTTGTAAATCACATCAGACAGATCTTCACGAACGCCCTTAACATCACCTGATTCTGTGGTTGATCCCGCAAAATATTCAGCGGTATTGGTCAAAATAGCCATTTGTAACTCCTAGAGTGTTTCAAAAATCAATTGCGCGGCATCATCTAGTTTGCCTGTTTTACGCAACTGCTTCATGTGTTGTTTAAGTGAACCCGGCTTCGCAGTACTTCTTCCCTGTGAATTGCCAGACTTTGCTGTTTTAGGAACTTTTGAAGTCTTTTTTAAGGTCTTCTTTTGAATAGCATCATATTTCATTGCCTTATCCAAAATCTTAAACGATCTGTGGTCAGTAACTGCCTGCATATCCCCATCTTCATATCCTTGAGTTAATGCGTAGTCAGTCCATCTCTGAGTCATTTTTGATTTCTTCTCTGGGTCGAGCCAATCAGGGAATGCTTGAACCATATACTCGCCCTCATCTTGCAACAAGTCATTACGTTGTCGCTGTGCTTCTTGATTCTGAGTAGCTCGCATACGATCCTGCTCCATTGCAACCTGACCCTCCCTATCTTGAAGCTCCTTACGTTCCTGCTGCTTCAATACATAAGTTGTTGGATCTTCCTCTGCCAATGTCTGCCAGTCGATCTGATCGTATTGTGTCTTATTTTCAGCTAACAACTGCTGGAATTGGCCCAATGCGTTCTGATACTGTAACCGTTCCTGTACTATCGCTTGCCGTTCTACATCAAACTCCTTACGGTTTTTGGATAGCTCTTGCGTTTTTTGTGTGTAATCGCTACCTTTCTGGTAACCACTCTTAAGCTCATCTAGGGTGACCGCCTCATTTTTGCCGCCTGTTCTGACGGTATAAGTTGGTTCCTCAACTTGCTCATATTCATCATCATCTTCAGCTTCAGAATCCTCTTGAGGATCTTCTTCAGCAGTATCGTCTTCTTCCCCCTCATCACTTGTAGGCTCGTCTGTTTTTATGTCCGCAGCGTGAATTCTAGGCTCATATTCTTCGTCTCCAGAATCCGCCTCCGGTATGATTCCAGCCTGCAATATCTGCTGGGCTGCTTCATGTTCAGATGCAGTAGCTCTACTCATGTTTACTTGTTGTCCTGCCGGGACTTCCGATGGATTAGTCTCTGCCATTCTTATCTCCTAAATGCCTTTGATCTTGTATCTCAGGCCATTTATATTGTGTTTGCGTTTGACACAGCTAGTTAATCTAGCGTATGTATAAAAAAGAGGTTCAAATAATTTAGTTTAATCTTCTCTAAGAATAAAAGAAATAACTTCCTCTTGCGATGAGCAAGAGAGAGAAACAAAGTTTCTCAACCTCTAACTCGGCACTCCCCAAAGACTCCGTTAAGAAGTCTAAGGAGAGTAGTGCCTTAAGTTACTAAGAAGTTGCGGATGTAATACCACCGCCAACAGAAGCTTGGCCTGAAACAAACCAAGACGATCCATCTGAAATAATATCTACAAAGTCTCCTATTTCAGCGAGAGTTGCATGAAACGAAATAACATCGTCAGCGGCTCCATCAAACACAGCAGATGCTGCACCGTCAGCGGTTGACACACTACCAGCAAAGAATTCGCCAGTTGCATCAGCAGTAATCGTACAAGCTGTGGTTGCGTTATTTTCGTTCAGGATTATTTTTACATTAAATCCATCAAACGGAGGATCAGGGAGCGTAATATCTACTCCAGTTTTTCCCATGAAAATAACCTTACCGGAATCCTCTGGCTGTAGCGTAGTATCTGCTGTGATTGTTTTTGTAGCCAGTTTTTCAACGTGTGCCGTTTCTTTCACACGCATCTTCCTATAGAAAGGTGACATACTCATAGTTTAATTCCTTATTTTGGGTATTTGGAGCCTTTAGCGTATCCGCCAGACTTACCGTAGTTAACCATTGAACGCATTTGATCAGCGTCCTTACATCCTTCGTAATTCACGCCCTGCTTCATCATACTGTCATAACCAGATCCACCATCACGTGGCATCTCATAGCTCATAGGCTTACTACCGTATGACATGTCCTTTTTGCCATATTTCATCTTCATTTACGTATTCCCCACTCTTTAAGTGTTTGTTTAACAATACCGGGACTATCTTCATATTCCGACTCAATATCATCTAATTGCTTGGAAGACATTTTACCGGTTTCCAGAACTGTCGTTAAGTGAGCTTTTACATCACCTAAGTTCGCAATCATCATCCATAAGCGCTCTCTACCTTCGGAGTCCTTCATAGCGGTTTTCTCCCAAGCAGTTAAGTATAACTCTCGCAATTGTTCAAAAGACTCCTGAAATAGAGGGTCTGTGAGAATGACCTTAGCCTTATTCCCTCGATCTACTTCATTTGCTCTTTGTGCTTCATCTTCCATTAGTTACCTATTTTTATGGGTCGCTCTTGAGTACGTTCCAATTCAAGCTCAGCTACCTTAAGAATCAATTCCTTCTCCTTAAGCATCTGCTCAGCCTGCATCTTAGCCATATCAGCCTGTACCTTCATAACCTCAATATTAGACTTCTCATGCTCTAAAGCATTCTGTTGTTGCTCACCCTGTAACTGAGCCTGTAATTTAGCAACCTCAATTTGGTTCTTAGTGTCTTGATTCTGAGCTTCCATCTGCAATTTAGCCACTTCCATCTGACCACGCTGCTGCTCCATTTGAAGCTTCTGCTGCTGCAATTGTCCCTCAGCCTGCATCTTCTGTGTTTCTAGCTCAATCTTCTTCATTTCAAGCTGAGCCTTCATCTGCTCTGCTTTTTCTTTCGGGTCGGGCTGTGGCTTATATGGTTGAAGTTTTTTCGGATCTGTAATAAAGTCTCCGACATTTTTATAGTCCATAGCCTTCAGCCCTTCCGAAAAAGTGTGGTATACGTTGTCACGTGTAACCATCTCTTTTAATTCAGGATCCTGTCGCATCATTCCAAACTGCTGACCTATCATTGCCATCTCTTGTACTCTCTTACCTTTATCACCATGCCCTAAGCCCGTCTGTACGGTCACATTACACTCTCCAGCCCAAGCTGAAGGATCTATAGGTGTCCACTTACCACGTAGCTTAACAACGTCCTCATGCTGCTGGTGGCGTACCATAGTTTGGTACATCTTAGTGAAGGTGTCTTTTACTCCAGTTTCTTTGAAATTTCTTGCATACAGACGAAGTCGCGCATTAGCAGCTTCCATCTGATTATCTACTGGGCCTGCCTTAGCGTTGTTCAAGAAGTCGGTATCTAAACCTGTGCGGAACTTAGAAATACCAGTTCTGCCATCTCTCATCTTATCTACAACGTCTAGCATCTCAAAACCCCCGTTGGGTAATGAGGGTGTATCTAAACGCCTAATAGCGCCCATTTGCTTAACTCTAATAACTCCGCCGGGGCGTGAAGTCAATAAATCATCGTAATTAACATTGCCGTCCAAAGCCTCAAATCGACCATGATTCAGGTTGTACATATTGTCCAAAATACCCCTTAATAGGGCAGATTTGGTAACCTGTAAGTCCATTGTAATATCAGCTAAACTCATACCAAACAGCTTATGTGGTATCTTGATAGGCGTTATCAAAGAGAACGGATGGTCATCTACTTCTTCATTTCCAAGTATTACATTGCCTACCTTTGTAATCTTACGTAGCTCAGCAACACCGTCATTGTCCCAATCAACGTGCAAATAAGACTCGGTAATCCATATCTTCTTACCTAGCCAATTATCCGCATAATTACGCTCGCCAACGTAAACATCATCAAAATCATGCCTTGCATTATACTCTTCATCCCACTCCTGTTCATCATCTCCGATCATCCTACGCATCTCTTCCATGTCGGTATCAGGATACATAGCTGCTAAATCAGAGAGAGTTATGTGTATTCTTTGCCCTTTATACTCGGCATCGTCCAAGCCTTTTGCGCGTTTGGACACTAGAAATTCCTCAGGTGGAACTACTTCAACTCTAATCCTACCATTATCGTTTGTGCGCTCAATCTCAACATCATGCAGCATTAACTCCATACCCGGTTCTAATCCGAGGGCTTGCATTGTTTCTTGATCCGTAAGTGGAGTTGCGGTATGTGCCAAAACTTTAACAGAATCTTCTGATACCAATTTTTGAAACGATGGATCATCTAAGCCACTATACTCCTCTCGTTTAACTTCAACTGTATCGTCCCACCATACCTTCGTAACGCCGGACTTCTGCATCAGGGCATCTTTGAACATATCATGGAATATTTCGTAACCTTTGTTCCGATTAAAAAACACATGGTTAATGTAATCTGTTGCTTGCTTAGCTTCCTGCTCATCCGCTTCTGAATTTGGAACGAATTGAGCTACAGCATCATCAGACGCAAATACGTCCATAAGCTCAGGCATAGCCCACTCCACAACTTCCATTACATCACGTGTAACTATGCGGGAACGACCTGCTACCTCATTACCTATACTTTGCCCGTAATACGCACGAATAGACTTCCTGCGCTGCTCTGATAGCTCTCCATCATGTCTACCTAAAGCCTCACGTACCTCAAAGTCCAGTATGGATTTCAGTACGTCTTCTGTTATCTTTTCCCCACGATGCGGAGACTTACCTCGTTGTGGCATTTATCCAGTCGCTTTTTTTAGTGGCTTCTTCATAATCTTATCCATGATACCGGAACTTTGCTTATCGTCCTTAGCATCACCAATGGAGATTATTTCTTCCAATGATACGAGTCGTTGCTCCAACCGTTCTACCTTTAGTAACAATTTCTTATGTCTCTGCTCTATTGCCCAAAATTCGCTTACAGCCATATCTTACTCCTTATCTATTAGTTTATCAGTTATTGTAACTTCTGTATCCCTTTGTGCAACCTTTTTCTTATGTAGATTATAGTGTTCAGTCCTGTGGCAGTTTGCACACAATAATATACACTTATTGGCTTCTGTATATAAACTTGCTATGTTTTTAGTTAGATGAGCAATATCTAATGTGAATTTCTTTTTAGACGGGTCGAGATGGTGAAAGTCTAAAAGGTAGCCGTTCTCTCCTGTGTAGGAGAGCTTACAGTGAGCGCACTCACCCCCTTTATGCATAATGAGCATAGCCTTACGCTCATATCTAACCCGGTTAGTTCGCTCAGAAGCAGGCTTCAATAATCTCCTAAATCTGGATATGCCAGTTTACTACTCCATGATGAGCTATTTCCTACACTTACATTGTTTGCTAGTGTTAAACAGAAGGCATCTGCTATATCAGGTGAGGCTAAGCCTCTTTTCTTCATATCATCCTTAGACTCGGCTTTTAGCTTACCTAATGAGGTATATTCGTACTTAACGGAACATAACTCCTCAATTAAGTCCTCATCCTCCTCCATTGTTACATCTCTTCCGTCAAAGAACTCTTTGGCTCTGAACCAGAGTTCATCTCTAAGGCGATGGTACAAAGCCTCGACAGACGCTGACTCTGCAACATTGATTCCTCGTGCGGGTAAGCCCATTTCACGTAGTCTATCCACGACTCCAGCTCCGACACCAATGCTATCGACCATAATTTCAGCGGGTCTTTCTGGCTCATAATTTGCCACCTTATCGTATTTAGCTTTAATAATACCGGCTACCTGCATGGTATCCTTGTTCCTCCAAGTCTCTATCTTACCAATGATCTTTCGGCCTTTACGTATACATAAGGCTGTCTTATCTGATCCAAAACGTGCTACATCTAAGCCCCATATAACTGGCTCAGACTTATCAACGAATATGTCTCTCCCAATGGAAGCCTCAACTAAAGCACGTGAAACAATAGAATCATCATCATCCTTAGGAAAGTTACCTAATACACGCACTGAGTACACGTTAGACTCTGTACCCCACTTCTGGCCCATCTGCGTTACATACTCTTCTGTAGCTTGTGTAGAATCACTACACGAAACTGTGTAAGTAGTCCACCACTCACGCATCTTATGAAAAGCATCATAGAAATAACCACTTGTTCTAGTAGGATTGCCAGTCATCAGAGTTTTAGCTCCTGCTGTTGACATAGCACCTTCTCCTACCTCAAATATGATAGGATCTACGCCTGAAGCCTCATCTATCATAAACAGCATATTCTCTGAGTGAAAGCCCTGAAACGCTTCTGGCTTCTCTTTTCTAGCTGTTCGGGCTACTGCGAAACTTTCATTAGGAGCTGCATTAAGTACTACTTGGTCTGATTTAACCGTAATTAAGCTCTTTAAAGAAGGATCTAGCCTTCTGTACCACTTAGCTACCTCACCCCATAATACGTCCTCTAATTGGTGAGAAGTAGGCGCAGTACAGGCTATTTTGGCAGGAAAACGTGTAAGTAGCCACCATAACATGATCCAAGCTAAAAACGCGCTTTTGCCTACTCCATGACCACTTTTAACAGCAACCCGGTCATTAATGGCAATAGATCGTAATGCGGTGACCTGCCATTTTTCTGGTGTTGCTCCTAAAGCTTGTTTAACAAACAAATCAGGTCGTTCACGCCACTTTTGTAACTGTGCAATTATATCCTTACTCATGCAATACCTTCATCCTATCCGCATACTCCTCTAATGCGCTTATTTGGGCCTGCATCTGGCAGATAGTGATCCAGAACTCCTGAGTACGCTCATCCACTAACGTCTCTAAATCATGGTGTCGGCCTGCTTCTATTTGTGTTCGCTGAGCAGCAGTCAACTTATCCGGCATAGTCTAATAGTTCCTTTTTTAGTCTCTCTGGTAAATCCAAAGTCATTAATTGTTTAATACTGTATTTTTCACCTAAAGAATGCCTTATAAATGTCTGAGGCTCCCTTATAACCCCATAACGCTTCGTATACGCTACATCCATAGCACCATACTTAATCACTTGATCCTGAAACTTACATAAGGCTGAACTCTCAGGGATAGTCACCTCAATACCCATACCACGTGCTACACCTATCAAGTACTCAATATTAGCCCTCTGATACGACCACTCCTCATCAGGAGATACATCCACTCCATAAAGAGCTATCTCAGCTATTACTATTGCATCATTAGCCTTAATCTCTGTAATAGCTAATGCTAGAGCATAAGCAATGCTACTCTGGAAGTAATCACAGCCAGTAACCTTAATTACACGCTTAAATGGATAAGTGATTAAGCCTTGACTATTCTTGACGTTACACTCCTCAATACCTGTCTGAGCATACACCTTATGTTTAGTACTGTGAGCAGCCTTTAATAAACGACCTTCTTCACCCTCTATAGGGTAGTAATCGTCTGGACGATGGCTCTTCCTGTGAAACTTGTCACCATCCCAAAACTCAATAAAAGGCTCTGCCATCTTAGAATCCCATAATACTGGAGAGTGCATCTCAAATAACCTGTCATAACGCTCCCAGCCTTTACCGTCCCAAGGCATACCCCACTTCTCCCACTTATCGTCCTCCCAAGGAGCATCATCATAACTAGATGCACTAAACCCCACAATAGCTATCTTCATACCTTCACACCAGTGCGTAACAACCTCCAAGATCTTGGGCCTTCACTACCATCTTTCATCGTGTCACCGACAAAGTACCATTCCTCGCCTGCACTGTTGATATGAGGAGCCTGAGGCATCGCTCTGGCCCTTTCAAACTCACGCCCTATACTTCCCTTCAACATGAAGGCAAACGGAATACCCCATGCTAATGCAACCACACATAACCCTAGTAATATGCCCTCAATCATCTAACTCCCCTTCTCGGCCTATAATGCCGTCAACGTCAATAATTACATCTTCTAGCTCTGCCTGAGATGTCTTTTCGTTCATCCTCATAAGAGTTTCAGCGAAACTAGCCTCACTCCTAGCCTCTTCTAACGGTGTAACTTCCTTAGGCACTAAAGTAGCCATCATCTTCACAAAGCCCAACGGGTCTTTATCCGCTGCCTTCCTTAAGAGTACTTGACCTCTCTTCTTGTACTGACCATCATCATCCTTCTTTATAGAGTTCCATAAGTCTAATAGATCCTCCTTAAAGGACGCTCCAAGCTTATTGCCAGAACCCTTCTGCCTACCATTGTGCTTAAGGTTCTTCAATGAATTAGGATTCATTAAACGCTTATCAGTCATTAGAGTCCTTTATCATCTTATCTGCCATCCTATAGGCATATTTTGGAACATCAGTATCACGCCACTCAGCAGAAGCTATATAACCTTGCATAGCCATACCTGCTAACCAATCTCTATGGGATATATCTGTGAAAAAATCAGGGTGTGCTTCAATCTTCGCCTTTTGTTCGCTCATGTCGTTTGTCCATTTAATGGCACGCAGCCAAGGTTAACCCCATTGGGTAATGGGTTATCATCTTTCATTTTAACTAGAGTAGCGTCATGTACCTTCTGGCACTCCATAGCACTCTGATGAAAACTGATAACCTGCATATGATCTACATAAGGCACTGGGGCCGATAATACTATGTGAATTAATACGAATAAATACATGCCTTCTCCTTCTTACGTAACTCTATTAATCTGTCAACCATAATAGGCCAATTACTAGAAATACCAATATCATCATCGTCAGCATACTCTATAACTCGCTCAGCCGCTGAACTAGATCGCTCCGGCTTTCTTTGTTCTTTAATACGTATGATTTGTAACTTTCTGTCCATTCTGCATCCTCTAACTTAATTTCATTCCAATATTCTAACATCTCTACCACTCTAAAGCCAAAATCGGCATATGTCTCTTGAATGGAATTTTTTTTTGGGGAGATAGGTGAGTCAAGGTATGAGGGATCCTCAAATAAATTAAGTAGCGGCTTGTTTATACCCCCCCCCACCCCCTCACTTCTCCCTGCAATACCCGTGCCAGAATCCCCTTGCAAGTCCCGTGCCAGAGATGCGGCATCATCCTTGCACCTTGCAATGTCCGTGCCATTTGTTGCGGCATGATCGTTGCTTGCTTGCAAGTTACGTGCCAAACTTTCCCTGCCCAATTGGGCTAAGCCCATTCTGTCAGCTAATAGAGCAACGTCACACAATCCTATCGCACTCGCCATTGCTGATATAATTCCCCGTCGCATTTCATTCGATCGAGACTTTAATTTCATTAACTGTTCTTCTAATGCTGGTAGTTGGTCGAAGGATAGATGATATAATTTAGAGATAGGTTTACCTTTACTCACCGAAGCACCGACCGCTGTGTTTCTTGGAACATAACGCTTTATCCCTCTCACTTTTCCCTTGACATTTCCCCATATCTCGCACCGCTCCCTTATCATCCATATAATGCATTTCCCTTTAATCGCTTGCGTTTATACCTATTCATCATAATATAGCATATTGTATAAAAGTTACACAAATAGTAACACAGTTACAAAGTACACGCAATTCGCATGGTATATATCTATTGTTGACCAACTCCCTATATTCATAGGAGTTACAAACTAAATTAAATAATATACAAATAAACATTGCAATCTCAAATCATAGGGTTTATTATATGGATAGTAAATCAGTATTCATTCTATAAATAAGGAGAAGCAACCATGGAAAATACAATCACCGAAAAGCTACAAGAAATCAGAAGACGCTTCCCAGAAGATACCGAGCTTTTGGATGATGAAGACCTGATTTTATTCTCTTTACGTTTCTTCATAGAGAATTGCGAAATGGTTCAAGAAATGGATGATGATTCGATTTGGAGGTTCTAATATGCTTATAACAGTTTTTATCATAGTGAGCATAGCGTTAGTCCTGATTATAGCTATTCCGCAATTATTTATCTTTAACGACAATTAAGGAGCATACAATGGAAACAATCACAATCACCACCAACACTCAACAAAATATATACCTTGCTACTTTTTCAGATACCGGCGATACTTACCCAACGCCATTCTTTCTAAGTATGCCATTGAATGAAGTCAAAGCAAAAATACAAGCGTTAAATCCTAACACTAAAGTTATTTAATAAAGGAGCATCAATCATGGTAACAGGATACACAATAAACGGAGCATACAAAGACGGCCAACTCGTTAATACCTCATTCAATCCAAAGGAGTTTACCAATGCCGCAATGGAATATAAGCGCCTATTATCCCTTAATAATAAATGTAAGGAGTCAGGCCAGCTTAATCACTTAAGCCTAAACAATGCCAGCGGTAAAATGATCCATCAATATACCAACCCCGCCTAAACTCTTAAACCTTTTCAATCTTAAATAAGGAACAATACCATGAAAATTAAACCAGAACATTTCAATCATATCAAACAGGAAATAGACCATACTTTATCAGTACATGGTCGGGACAATCTCATTAAAGAATATGAAACGGGGCTATTTTCACGAAGTGATAAAACAAAAGACTTACAAAAACGCTTTTGCTTTGATTTAATGTTTGGGGCTGGTTTATCTAAATACGTTTGCAATACCCTGTATTCTTACCTTAACGATGATCATATTTACACGGCACTTAAAGCAATTTGCCCGACTGTTACCCGACAATATTAATTTTAATCAATCTTAAATAAGGAGGATAAACCATGGCGAATACATCGTTATTATGGGCAGGTCAATCAGAATATACCAAAGATGATATCTATTCTACGTTAACAGAGAAATCAACTAACATCAAAACTGGTAACATCCCACAAATTACTATCCTTTGTTCAAACGAAAAACCTACCGATTCTTTGAAGTCTGGACTAGATCAAGCAATCTGTGGCAACTGCCCATTGCGTCCTCTATTACATAAGGATAAGCCAATTGAAGACCAACCATGCTATGTTAATTGCGGCTTTGCGGCTAATGCTATCCATAAAACAAAAAGCAAGTTACTAGTAACTAAACCGGATAAAGCCTATAATTTAGGTCGTGACGGTGCCTACGGTGACCCAGCCGCAAGACCTGAAAAAGTAAGCCTATCTATTAGAGCTAAATTCAAACGATTGCTGGGATATACTCATAATTGGCAAGATAAGAAGTCAAACTTCCTTAAATCTTGGTGCATGGCCAGCGTACATAATATAAATGATAAGATTAAAGCTAATAAACTAGGATTTAGAACATTTCGCACGGTTAAGTATGCCGCGAATAAACTCGCGTCCGATGAGATCGTATGCCCCAACTTTACCCATTCTATCCAATGTAAAGATTGCGGCCTTTGTTGCGGTACTGATAGTCAAGCCAAAAATATAGTTATCCCAATACACTAAATAGGAGGTTATAACAATGAATGACATAGAAACCGAAAACGAATATTTCGACCAAGAAATCCAATTCTGTGAAGTCTGCAACGGTACTCTAAATATGTTAGGTATGTTAGGTCAATCGGCACACTATAACTGTCAACAATGCGGTATGGAAACTTCAATCACATTTAACCAAGGTGAAAGCAATGAATAATCAGGAGATAATCAAAGCCGCCAATAAAGCTACACAAGCCATTATTAACGATATGTCAATTACCTTAAAACCACACGTTAACAGGATAGAATCAAGCAATAAGACTGCCCACAGCCACCTTGAGCAATATTTATCTCTTATGTCACAATTCCCTGATAAAGATATGAAAAAAGTAATGGCGCAGGCATTAATCAAAGCAGGCGGCAATTCAAAACGTATTGCTACAGCTTTAAACCTAAGTTAAAGGATACCAATGGCCACTATAGAAGAGAAATTAAAAGCCCATAAAACCAATACCCAGACCCATTTGCTTCAGTTACACGTTGACCCTTTATTTTCTAAGGCGCTCGATATAGTTTGCAGGCACTACAAGATCGCGAGGGCAGAATATATTAGGCGATGTTTAAGCCTATGCTTGGCCAGCATACAAGACCCAAAACTGCTATCTAAACTCGATAAGGTGGTGAAACTATGAGCATCAACCATCTAGCAGGCTTTCTATGCGGCTTAACTGCAATCGCTATAGTTTATTCAGCAATCAACTATTTTGCACTTTCAATACTTGCGTTTATATTATAAAAGGATTAAATTATGGGTAAATATCTCTTAAGTATTCTAGTTTTAATAATGATCTTTGACCAATCAGGCAATAACCCTAACTAAGGAGAACACAATGATTAAGCAAAAAGAACCCGCACCACTACGAAAAGCCAGACTTGAACTCAATGCCGAAAAATCAGCCCCAGAACCTAATCTACAGCTTATTAAGCATCTCAATATCCGGATCGACCGGCTAGAGGATCAACATCACTCCAAGCGCTGGCAGGTGGTTGAATACCAAGATATGCCAGTAGGACAGGTGTTTACATTTACACGCACTATGCATAAATCAGAATACGCTATGGAAATTCAACCAAAACGTCACCATGCTATGAAATCGCAGGGATGCGCCATAATCGTATCTAAGGGCATGGATCAAGGCTCATTGGTAAATTTAGCGCCACGAAGGCCAGTATATACAAAAGGTAGGTAGTAAAACTTAATCTAATAATCGGAGGTTACATCATGTATACAGTTTATAAAATGAAAGATTTCGATAAGCTAGCTAAAAAGGCAGTTGATAAACTATTAAAATATGGCGGCTTACTCTATTATAGGAGCGATAGCTGGGAGGTGTCAGACTACGATTTTACGATAAATATACCAGTAGAATTACCATCAGAGGAGGTATTTCCGATGCTCAATATAGAGGTAACGCTCAAACATATTACAAAAGCGGAACCCAATCAAACACTCACTTTTGCAGAATACTTATAACTTAAATCAAGGAGTAGTACTATGACAGCTTTTATTGCAGTAGCATCCATTATGTTCGGCAGCTTCATATCTAGCACGACATTATTAAACGATGGGCCTTATGCCTTTGTTCAAGAACATAGCTCGATAGAGTCCTGCCAGATCGCTATACATGGCACTCGTGATATATGTACGCATGAAGGACTCATTGCTCAATATGTATTATCAACGGGTACTAAGACAAAGGAGAATTTAGGAGATTTGGAGTATATTGATTGTTCATATTGGGCTGGGTGTTATCTAGAAGGGAGGGCAGAATGATTGAATCAGCTAAGATTGCTCTATCAATGGGCTATACAATAGACACAAAAGATGGTGGTAGGACGTTTATAAAAGGCAATCAGCATGTATGGCAATGTCACGGAGGTTGGAAGCGTGCCACCTATAAAGATGGTGAGTATTCAGACTGGCGCATTGAGTCCTATTTAGGAGATGCACTACTATACGAGGGGGAAAAAGACTAATTCAAACTAACTTCATCGGGGAATAAGCGAGGGTCTAGGCCATTCAGGTCTAGGCCTTTCTTTTCTCCATTCTTGAGGTAAACCATTATAAAGTTTTTCGTGGTTTCCCAGTTATCACAAGCTATCACAAAATTACACTCCTGCGCGAGATCGTCCATTGTCTCTTCTATTCTCTTAGGTAGCTTATTCTTAGCATCAGGCTCCGGTATATAGATATACATAGCATTAAAGCGATCATCTGCTGACTGACACGCTAACCCTAAATTAGGAAATCCTTCCTTATCTATCTTATATAGTAGATGCAATTGAGGCTCTTCAGCGGCGTACATCTTAGCCCATTCTATGACCTTTTCAAGAGTCTCCATGTATATTGCCCACCCTTTCTAAAAATAGCTCTATATCACCATGTACCCAATACCTCGCAGGGTCACGATCTAATGCAAAAGGCATTATCACATGCCAATCATCTCTTGATTGACGGTAAAACAAAACAGGTTGTTTATTGAGATCCTTTGCTTGCCGCATTGCTTGCGCCCACCAGTCTTTGATATTTAATCGTTCTTGGCGTTTCACTTCTACTGCCCAATCTCCTACTATAATATCGCAACCTCCATCTCTAGTTTGATCTAGAGTACGAGACAACGAAAGCCCCAAGGCATCGCCTAAGAGCTTACAAACTTCACGTTCACCTGATTGACCTTTGAGCCGAGCGGCTTTACTCATTGATACAATTCTCCATTAACTACGGGATTAGATAAGTTGTACTTATCTCTCTTGCTCACCGCAAGAGGTATTTATACTTATACTACTTAAGAGTAGATTAAGCAGTTACTAGATTTATGATCCTCTTTTTCTCAGGTCTTGTTTAATATAACACAACTTTTTCATCCTGTCTACCAATGTGCAAATAAAAGCCTCAGATGCACAAAATAAATGAAAATAAATGTACTTAATCCTTGACAGGTTTTGCTAAACCACCTGTTTTTGACTCGTTTATGCTAATATATGTTGCAGAAGTCAGACATTGGGAAATGCATTACTGGCTCTACATCGCCTTCTATGCCACGATCTTTTCTTCCACCTACTGTTACCTTATAATCATAATCAGCCTTTATTAAGGTATACATGAGGCCATCTGTGAATCCTACCACGAAAAAGCACCTTGCTCCGACTAAATCCTTCAGATCCTTCATCATTAACAGCTTGGATAGACTTAATATCACAGTCGGATATTTACCCTTACTGACCGTCCTTTGTTTATGCTCTATGTAAACATTCTTTTCAGGTATCCACCAGTCTAAGCGATACAAAGGCTCGTACAAGTCTAAGATCTTACATTTCCATGCAATCTCAATCTTATCCTTAGCTGCGTTCTTATGGTTAATATCTGATTGCGTTTCTAACTTTGGCTTTGTCATATCATTCCTTTCACCAAAACATGATTAGAGAAGCTCCATCCCTGATAATATGCCCTTGTAATGTAATCCGATACTCGTCTGGGTGATACTCTTTATAGGATGAGATTCTATGGTTAGTTAATCCATCATGTAGGACTAATTCGCCTACATTATAGCCGATATATTCATCCTTAGTATCAAGACCACCGCCACATTTAGGTAGCTCAATAGCTACTGTAAAGGCGTGTGCGTCCTCATCTCCCATGCCGAGAGTAGTATGAGGGTAATCTAAATGCCAATGTCCTGCTATACCTACCAGTTTTTCGTCTGATGGGAAAATATGAAAGCCGGGTAACGCTAGGTTATCCCTCATCGTCACCCATTCACCAAAATGCTTGGACAACTTGCCAGCTACTTCTGCGTAAAGATCATTAAATAAATGTAGTAATATTGGATTGAGGATTCTTACCTCAGGGTAATATTTGCCGGATCTACCATCTAAATATGAGGCCTTGCCAACTGTATAAAAAGGAAAGTCTGCACTCCTACTTTCCCAGAGTGTGCCTTTATTCTTTAAAGATTTGAGTCGTTTTGCAATGCTATCTGTATCAATATTGAGCGGCATTCTTACCAGTTTAATACTTGTCATTTCCTAACCCCTAAAATCGGACTAGCCGCTTATCGGGGAGATTTGCGACTAGTCCTATGATTTTTAGACCTCTAAGTATTTAATTGTATCAACCTTTCTGAATTATATTGTTGTACTACCTTTAGGCATTATTGCCTCCTGCTATGTATTCGTTAAGGGTTCATCAGCCGCCCATCCCCATGAATTAAGCCGAATCCCCCTATAAATTACTCGGTAAGTCCTCTGATTTTCAGCATAGCTTCTCTTAAGCCTGCTAGATAACCTTTATCATAGCCTGAAGTGTATCTGGAGCATTTATTCTTACACTCCTCTGTATCATCTTCATCCTCATCGTCATCTTCCTTAGCCCTTGCAGCTTTAGCCGCAGATACAGTAATAAACTCATCACTGTTATCCATGATGTACTCTTCACAAACATCAAGTATAGAGCCTTTCTGGAAGCCAAACCCCAATAGAGCAGGTTCTATGAGTAGATTAAACACATCCTCTAACAACACCTCATCATCAATGTGTTCCTGCTCAACGTGTACACTACTACCTTCTGACTCAATGCTAACAATCATTTGATTCTCCTTTGTAATTAGGGTTTATTCTATGTTTAGTATATTCCGCTGGGTATACAGTGCTTACATTTCCACACTGTATTAATATTGTCGGTTTAGCAACGGGTAGCGTTATCATACCCTCTAATACTTTACTCTTAGACTTCTTCTTGTTCATTCTCATGCACCACCACCGATGCCTCGCAAGTCAGGGTTAAGATGGTATCACTACAAAGACTGCCCTTGTCATGTGGCGTGTCTAACTCCATCCTAAATTCTCCCTTGTAGCTCCGGTTTGAGCAATAAAATGCGTGAATATCCTGTGTATCTTCTGGAGTTTCGGATATGAGAAAAATGTTTCCTGATGTTGGGCATAATGTAATTTTCATTTGTTCCTCCTTTTATAAGTGCGAACTGTTACGCCAGTCCAAGACCCTCTAACCATAACCGGTCTGCTAACGTCTGTCAAGTAGCAAACGGGTTGATTAGTAGATTTAGTTTTATACAACGTCCAACCTTGCTTAATTGCAACAGCATTACAGGGTACTTGCGTTGTACTGTAGCTTGCCTGTACA